TTAGTCGCTGCCGACTGATAGCCTGTATTGGACACCTTGGCAGCATCCCAATCAACTTTACCTTTTATCCATTCAACGGCTTTTTTTATCATTTCCGGTAAGTTAATTTCGGTTTCGATCGTGATTTTTGCAGATGCAATTTTTGTATCATCACTATCTTTTGATGTTTCGCCGCTCATTTTAACTACAGCAAATTTACTTACCGCTGGACTGTAATAGCTAAGCACATCAAGCGGGTATTCGCAGGCGTGGAATCCACTCTCACAAGCCTTAACATTACCTTTATGCTCATACGTTTTGCCTACCTCATACTGATAACCTCGACAAGTCCAGTCTTGCTTAAACCCTTTATAAGCTATAATTTCTTTGTTTTCTTCAGCCATTTTTGCCTCTCAAATTTAGATAATAAAAAAGCCACTATTGGTTAGTGGCTTATCATGTAACTCAAAACGGAATATCATCATTAAACCCATCTTGTTCAGCTGCTGCGCTTAATGGGTCGGGTTTTTCTTTGTCTTTGGTTGGCTGTTGTGTTTCATTGTTTGCCTTGCTGTCTAGCATTTCAAAGGATTGTGTCGCTACTTTAAGTGCGGTGCGGTTATTGCCGTTTTGGTCTTGCCAGCTTTCCTGTACTAGTTTTCCTGTTACACAGATTTTTGAGCCTTTTTGCAGATATTGTCTTGCTACATCAGCAGAATTGCCATGCACCACAATAGGTATCCAATGCGTACGTTTAACTGTATTGCCTTGTCTATCTCGGTAATCATCGCCGATAGCAAGATTAAATGTGGCAATTTGCCCGCCATTTTGGAATTGGCGGATTTCTGGGTCACTGCCTAAATGACCGACTAATATCACGGTGTTGGTATTACGTGCCATTAGCGCATCTCCTGTATAAGTTGTTGATAATATTCTTGAGCAATTTCTACCCGCTCTTTGATTTTCTCAATGACTTTCTCATCACGTTTAATTGTGACCGTCGTGATACGTTTTTCTTGGGGGATTTGCTCAACCAAGTCAATGTATCTGTTTGGGTCGTCATAGCTTGATAATTGGTCATAAGGAGTGGGGAGGAGGACAAAATCAATTTGCGCCTCATCACAATCCCATAACCACATATAGCCTTGCATTTGTGCGTCATACCCCGCTTTTTTGGCTTTTTCTTCTGCCTCATCAGCAAAAAAAGGGTGTGAGCCAATATCCCAAGAACATTTAGTGTCTATGATTAATCTTCGGCTTGGCACATAAATATCGCACTCGCCTGTAATCCAATCGTTTTCGCGTCTTTCCGTGTTCTTTTTAAGGGGTAAGCCACGTTTACGACCGCTTAATTTAATGGCTTGTTCTTCCAGTGCGATACCTTTCTCGGTGTATTTATTCCCCTCAAAATCTCGATAACCGAATAAATCAAATTTCACTATCTTTCTCACCGCACTTTTTGCTGTAGCAGATATTCCATTACCGCTTTTAGGCTTTACCATTAAATCAGCCAAGCCAGAGCATTTAGCTTTGAGTTGGTACATTTCCATTCTAAATCGCCTCCAACTCCGCAATCTGCTCTTGGCTAAATTCATAAGCCCCACTATCACAAAGCTCTTGTAGGGTGGTTTCGCCGTTAGCAATGCTTTGTTTGCATTGTTCGAATGTGGCTTCATCAACAACCGCTAAAAATTCCGCTTCTTGAATATTGTCGGTGTAGTTGAACTCTTGATTTTCTACATCTTTCACAACGGCTTGGTCGGCTAATACGGCTTGTTGCATTTCAACAGAGAGTGGAGCTTGTTTTGATAGCAATAACTTAGTTACGGTTTTTAATGCCATTGCCTCGAAGTTATCGTGCCATACGCCATAGCCTTTTTTAAATGTTTGACTGTAGCGTTGAGCGTGCTTGACGATGTCATCGTGACTCATATAGAGTTCGGCTGAAAAATCGTTTACCAGTTTAAAATAGGCGTAATAGCCGATTGGGTTTTCGTTTTGCTCGGGTTCTTGCTCCCAGTCGAACTCAAAACCATTGATGAAATCTTTTTTGATAAGTTGCTTTTTGTACACAGGCAATGCGACTAAGCGTTTAAATTGCCCGCTACGCTGTGCCAGTTGGATAAAGCCTTTATAGCCAATTTGGAATTGCGCTTCGGTTTTCTTTTCCTTGTTGTTTCTGAAAGGGACGATGTAGGCAAAGCCTAAGCCATTTTGTAGTGGCAAATTCAGTGTAGCCGCCATACAAGCAGCATTAAAAATACTCATTGGGTCTGCTGTTTTAAGCATTGCATTGCTATTGGCAATTTGCATAACACTTGTTGCAAAGGTTGCCGCATTTTTGCCAACAAGTTCCTTAATCTTATTTTGCACATTCGCACTTTCAAAAAATGTTTTAAGCGCAGGTGGCTGTTTATTTTGTTGATGCTGGACTTGGTTTGTCATCTCGCCCCTCCATTAATCTGGGTCATAATCATTCATTCTGTCGTTTAATTCACGCTCTGCAATTTTCTTAATCGCCTCTTGTCTATAAGGCTCATAACTTGCACCACTGCCAATGGCAAGCCAGAAATTATCGTTATCGCACAGCATTTCAGTGAGTTCGTGATAATGCGTTTGGTCGCCTTGTTGTAAATCATTGTCGATTTCTGTGGCGACTTCGTCTAAGGCGATTTCATAGCCTGCTTGCCAATCCACTTTACGTTGGTAAGCGGCGTCAAGTTGATAGTAGTAATCATCGGAAGGTTTCATTGTTTTTTTCCTAAAGTGCGGTTAATTTCTGCTTGTTTTTGTGCAGTGTAAGCCTGCAGTTCTTTTTCTGCTGCCAGTGTAAGATTAGGTGGTAAACATACGCCATTTTCATATATGCCACCTTTCAGTTCACACTGTGTTTCTGCTTGGATTTGTTGGCTTAATTCGTTATCGTGCCAATCGGTGGGGTGGGCATTGGCGTGTAGGCTAATCCCACCTACAATCAGGGCAATAATCAAGGCGGCGAGAAAATAGCAGATTCTGTTTAGCCATTTTTCACTGCCTTTCATAAAGTGCGTGAAGCTTTGTTTTTCTTGGCGTAATGGTTTTTTTGAGCGTTTCATTTTGTTTCCTTTTTAGTCGATTTGTTGAATTTGGGGTGTAAAAATCCGCCGCAGACTTAAAAAAGTGCGGTCGGATTTTGTGGTGTTTTAGAGAATATCTAGCTGAAAACCCGTTTTTTTAGGATCGTAGGCGCGAAGATATTTTAATACGCGCCAGTTATTTCCTTGCTCGCATTCAAATTGCTCTGTAATGCGTGTCAATACGTTATGGGCGTGACGGAGAGTACTGCGATATTCGTAAGCTATGTCATAAACGGAAGCAGCGTAGTGCGAACCAATTTGTTTTAGTGCGGGGTGAAGCACTTGGCAAAGTTCCGTGCCACGCAATAAAGCAAACCACGCCCACGCCATTGTTTGCAATTCGTGTTCGGTAAATTCAAACGTAAATGTTGTCGGTTCCTGCGTGGCAATATTGGGGGATTGATTTTCTTCCATATCTTTCTCTTTTTTACGTTGATTTATGCCTTCTTTGAGTTTTACAAAGGCGGAAAAGGTGGGTTTAATTTCATCATTGAGTTGGTGATACTGTAATTTCTTTCGCCAAGCCATTTCAACACGTGAAATTAATTCGAGATTTTCAAGGGTGCAATTTCTTGAATTGCCGTCTTTGTAATCAATAATATGTCCACGCGGAATTTTTCTACCGGCTTTGCACCAGAGATAATGCGATTTCCGTTCATAACGTTTAATGCTTGCTTTTATTAACCAACATTTTGCATTTTTACAATATCGCTCAAAGCCAATCGGTTTTAAATTTTCACCTTTCTCAAATCGACCGCTTCGTCCGGTTAGCCATTGTCTCTTCACGCGCAAAACCTTTAACGCGTGTGGATTAAATGGTTTATTGAAATAAACTTCCATTTTTTGAGCCAAGATTCTTTCATTTAACGTGCAATTCGCTTTAATGAACGCAAGTTCTTCTTTGCTGTAACGATTAGCATGCTTAAGGCTTGGAATATTGTGTTTCTTTTTTAATTTATAGAAAACATTACGATTTATTAATAAATCAAACTGTTGCTGAAACAATTTAATTAGATCAGATGGCTTTTTATCCCAATGTAAGCGAATAAACGCAATATGTTCATCGGTGAATTTAAATCGTTCCGCATTAGAGGTCATCGCCTTGCGCCTTAGATATTCTTAGAAAATCAGGGGATTCTCTTTCAATTTGACGATTTTCAAACAATGTCATTGCTTTAAGCGAAATCGCATTGCTTGCGATAATATTTGCCGCAATGCCTGATACGGCATTGGCACGTTTAATTTCTCGATTAAGTTCTTCATCGGTTAAGTCTTCATCAAGCAGTTTTTCTAACTGGGAAAATAAATGATTGTTTAAGTCTGTGATTTTATTTTTCATTTTAAATACTCTTAAAAAACCGCCCTTTCGAGCTGTAACTGGAGTAGTGCAATCAGTCTATGCTGATTTTGTCTAGAATAAGGTGCCTTTCTTTATGCTTGTAAGGCTCAAGCCCTTATTGTCACCACAACACATAAGGAATATAATTTTCTCCAACCACAACGCAAACAAGGATTAAATTATGAAAAACATCTTAATCGCATATGACTTAAATAAAACAGGTCAAGCATATGATTCGTTAATTCAAGCATATGATTCGTTAATTCAAGCAATTGAATCGTATAAATACTACGGCGAGATTCAACGTTCTGTTTGGTATATCAAGACAAATCAGACAGCTACTGCTGTTAAAGATTATTTAAGTCTGTTCATTGATAAAAATGATAGTCTTTTTGTTTGTGAAATGATTGATTGTGATTGGTTTGGAATCTATCCTAATGTCGTTAAATACATTCAGGACAATTGGTAACATTTATTCCAACACGCCCAGTGCTTGTTTGTTCGCCATATCGATTAATGTGCTCCAAGGCTTCACAGCACCGTCTGGCAAGTAATTCAGGCTCTAAACAGCCGTTCTCAACAGAATTCAATACGGTCTGTTTGATTAGATTTTTATCTTTATCAGATAGGCTGTTTTCTTTTTTTTCTTCCATTTTTTAACCTCGTTTGTTTTATGTCTGCCATTTCAAAACACACTTTATCTATCATTCGCAACGGTTTCACATGCCGTTGTGTCTCTGTACTAGCAAATGTGTTTTGAAATATCCACTTTCGGCAACTGCACCGTTTTTCACTGGCTTTGCATGGGCAGACTTTAAAACTCACTCTTAACTAAGTAGGTTAGGGCTTTCAATCTAACGACCGCTTAGCACCGTTGGGCTTCCGTCTGCGCTTCCGCCGAGTGAGTTTCTTTAACCAAATTGTTTAAAATTTGTGATGAAAGTCACTGACTTACATAAACTTTTTAGCTATTCTTGTAATCAACCTTGATACTTTCGATAGCGGATTTTCAGGAATGTAAACTGAAAGGTGAATCTCGCCGTCAACAGTACCTTGGGACATTGCTTTTAGCTTTTCTTCCGCTTCTTCGAATGAATGGGCGTAAACATCTGTCGCCCACCTTTTGCCGTCGAAGTGATAAGAAATTGCATAGCGTTTCATTTCTTCTTGCATAAGGAACTACCTCTATGTATTTTCAGATATTTCAGGGTGTAAACAATCAGTGGTATTGGCGACTAAAAGCCGCCAATCATGAAACCATTGCAGTTAGCGAGGGTTATACAACCAAACAAAACTGCCTACATTGCATTGGTCTTGTTATGGACACTAATCGCAATACACCAATTTATGAATCTTAGTAACCTAGCCCTGTTTATCGGGGCTTTTTTCATCACAAATTTTTAAAGAGCATTGAGATTGTGTATCTCGTTTTGATGGTGGTATATTATCTAAAAGATAAAATCAAATCAATATAAATTTTACCTTAAAGGTAATAAATATTTATCTTTTTTATTATCTATTTGATTTTTAAGGGAATAAATTTTAAGCGAGGTGATTTAAGTGGTGGTTTTTTGAGCGATTTGTTTGCCGAAAGTTGTAGAAAGTTAGAGATTTGGTAATAAATTGGGTGAGATTAGATTCAAAGGCAATAGAATTTAAATGCCGATAATCATCTAAAAAGTATCGATTATTATAAAAAATCTTTGTATAATACCCACAATAGGAGAGTAATTATGATTGAAGCAATTGATTTATTTTGCGGAGCAGGTGGTTTAACCGCAGGCTTACAACAAGCTGGCATTAAAGTAAAAGCAGGGTACGATATTGAAGAGCAGTGTCGCTATGCATTTGAATTTAATAATCACGCTGAGTTTGTCAATAAAGATGTTTCTTTAGTAGATAATGAAGAGATTGCTCGCCGTTTCTCAAAAAAAGCAATTCGATTATTAGCTGGTTGTGCCCCTTGTCAGCCTTTTTCAAAGTATAACCAAGGAAAAGACACAACAACCGATAAGAAATGGCCACTGTTATATGCTTTTGCTCGTTTAATTGAGGGAAATCTGCCTGAATTGGTCACAATGGAAAATGTGCCTGAAGTGGTTAAGCACCAGGTCTATCATGATTTTGTGAAAAAATTGGAAAACCTCGGGTATCATACTTGGGCGGATACGGTGGTTTGTGCGGATTACGGCGTGCCACAACGCCGCCGTCGTCATGTATTACTTGCTTCGCGGTTAGGGCCTATCCACTTAATTGACCCTACTCACAAAGAGAAATGGATAAACATTAAAGAAGTTATCGGACATCTTCCTGCTATTAACGCAGGGGAACAACACCTTGATGATCCTCTGCATCGTGCAGTTTCATTAAATACACTTAATTTAAAACGTATCCGTGCTTCCAAGCAAGGTGGTTCTTGGAAAGATTGGCCAGAAGAGCTACAGTTGGCGTGCCATAAAAAGTCCTCTGGCTCTACCTATGTAAGTATTTATGGGCGAATGAAATGGGATGAACCAAGTCCAACAATGACAACACAATGTTACGGATATGGTAACGGTCGTTTTGGACACCCTGAGCAAGATAGAGCTATTTCACTAAGAGAGGCTGCAATTTTCCAATCGTTCCCTGATGATTATCAATTCTACCCAGTAGATAGTAAAATGCAAACTAAAGACGTGGGTAGAATGATTGGTAATGCAGTTCCTGTCCGATTAGGAGAGGTTATTGGGTTAAGTTTACAGCATCATTTAAAAATCTATCATTAAGATAAAATCTATCATTAAGGGATATTTCTAGCTTATCTTGAATATCTAGAAATATCCTTTCTATCTCCTTTTTACATACCATTAACTGTTCTACTGAATACGCTAGCCCAATCTCGCTAAAATCTTTTTCTCCGTGTGCAAGTTGGTTTCTAATGTCTTTCAAAGTACGCAAGTCAATTTCTGCTTGGAAATGAAATTGGATGTCTGATATCTGGTATTCCTTCAATATATCTTTAAACATCCTGCCATCAACATTTCCATTAGCAATATCTGTTTTTTCAGGTTTGTAAATTTTGAATTTATCTTCAAACAAATTTTTTAAAGTTTGATGTTTTTGCTCAGCATTGCTATTTTTAGGGAATAGATAACCTGAGATTATATTCTGAATATATGGTTTTAGCTCAAAAAATGAGACTTCCTGATCATGGATATCATCATAAATACTAAAAATAAATTCCCTAAAGAAAAACTCTACCTTGTTGTATAACATAACAAGTATGTTTGCCTTTACAATATTACAAAGTTGCTCATCCCCTAAGGAAAGAAGATGAGTATATAACTTGTCTATATCCTCATCCCTTTTTCTCAAATCTTCTTTTAGTGCCTCTAATACCATTAAGCTTGACCCAATAATTTATTTTTTACAAAATTAATTCTCGCAGTTAATTTTGATTTGTTATTTGCCGCATCACTTGTTACTACGTTACGGTACTCTTCAGAATTAAACCAGCTTGAGATATTCTCAGTATCTAATCCTTCAACACCATTATTTTCTTTAATTGCAAAATATGTACCTAAAGCAATAGACTCAAAAAATGTTCTTGAGGTAGAGCTTGCGTTTTCTGATTTTTTAAAGCCAAAAGGAAAATATTGGTTTACAAATTCCATAACTTGATTAAATCTTTCAAGATATTTAGTCACATTCAACTCATTTTCTGAAAGATTCGCCATTTCATTAAAATACTGGTCAAGGAATTTTCTTACACTATTTTTATATTCTTCTAATTTATCGCTATAGCCAAAGAAACGTAACACTAATTCTGCATAATCTTCATTGCTTCGTCGGCTTTTTGAAAGAGGTGATAATTTTCTAAACAACGCATTCTTTGAGCAAGGGTCAATCACTTTTGTATAAAAAGCTGATGTAGCACTTTCAGAGCCTCGTCGTTGTTCCATTGGAATTAATGGTTTAATACCTGAATTGATGCGTTCAAATAAATCGCGTTTGTATTCGCTATCATCTGACCTTAATTCCATAATGCGTAAAGATTCCCGTAAGAATCTTCGCTGTCTTCCTGCGGGTAAATCAGAAAATTTAAAACCCTCCAATTCGGTTAATTCTTTTAATTCTGATAATGGAAATTCATCCTGAACAAAGTAATAAATAGCTCTAATTCGTTGAGAGCCGTCAATAATTTCTACTCGGCCATCTAAGTCAGGATTTTCATTAAAACTATCTGCTATATAAATATAAGGGATAGGTAAAGTGAGTAAGATACTTTCAATAAATCTAGAGGCTATACGCTCATCCCATTTGTAATCGCGTTGGTAATCTGGGATAAATAATTCGCTATCAGAATCAGGATCACCGCCATTCCCAAATTTCTCTAAAATAGTCTGGATAGACCATTCTCTTAACCCGAATGAAATCTCTCGTTGTTTTTCAATAATTGCCTTTTCAGCTAGGTCTTTTTGTTCTTTCGTTATCATATTTTTTCCTTATTATCACAAATCCAACACCAAGCTCTCTTTGGCAATGCCTGCTATATATTGCATTTTGCGGATATTTTCTTGGTAAAGGTTGATTGGCTCGTGGTTTTCATTCACGGAATAGAGCGTGAGTCTGCCACCTTGTTCGTAGGCGTAGATTTTAACCATTACTTGATCTTCATCGGTAACAACAAGCACCTCATCCCCATTTTTAATTTCGTGATTAGGTTCAATAATCACGTATTCACCGTGCTTGATACGTGGGGTCATTGAATCGCCCTGACATTTTAGGGCATATACATCTTCATCACGGCTTGGCCACCAGATGTAGCCATCGCCTTCGCCTACGGGGTATTCTAAATCGATCCAATGCCCTTCAGTACCTAATTGGGCGTAGCCGCGAATAGGCACATGGTTCACGGGTATGGAACGCATTTTCAGGAAGTTCACGCCTTTCGGATTTTGGCTGAGGTCGTCATAAAGCAAGCAGTCTGCAGACACGAGGAATAATTGCTCAAGGGTGTTTAAAAAGAGCTTTTCATTTTCCACGTTATCGGAATTTAGCAGCTCTAACAAGCGGCTTTTTTCAATCTCGGTTCGCTCCGCCAAAAGTGGGAGCGAGATGCCTTTTTTACGCATTAAGAATTTGACGTTATCCAGCAGGTGGACAGGCTGTTTCTCTTCAATGGCTTGATGCTGTTGATCTAACCAGCCTCTTGGCTTACCCATTCCATCTTCTAATTTTGCAGCAATTTTATCGCCAATGCCTTTCGGCTTGCCGTTTTGAATAGCATTTTTATTCTTAATTTGTAGTAAATAACTTACTGCAATTCCTGTTTTAGAAGCAAGTTCTGAAGTGCTGCCAGCCTCATCAATAAGTAAAAGTAAATTATCGTGGCGGATCTCTTTCATTGTTTTCATAAACACCCCCTTGAGTTAGTTCATTATTGTTATTTTATTATCAATTGGATAACAAATAAATATGATCTATTTGTTGATTTGTGTTTACCTATAAGATAATATTTCATTTACTTTTTAGATAAATGATGTTTGTATGAAATTAAGAGATTACTTTGAAAAACAAGGAAGAGGGTCGCTTACCTATCTTGCCAAACAAATGGGAGCGAAAACATCAAATGTGTGCCTCTGGGCTAAGGGTAAAAAGAAGGTGCCAACTAATCGCTGTCCAGACATCGAACGCATCACAGAAGGCAAGGTAACTTGCGAAGAGTTACGCCCTGATGTGAATTGGGGTGTGTTACGTAATTCAAAAGGGCAATAAAAAAACAAGGCTCATTTTTGATTTTTATTAAAAAACTTATCTAGCACAACAGGCAGAAGAGTAAGGCTCCAAAAGAAAAATGACAATTTGAGTACAAAGTAAGGCCAACTTGACTCAGTTAGCAAGAATTTAAAACCAAACTCAATAAGCTCTTCTTTGCTAAAGGAACCAAGTGTAGTTAGAACGGCGATGCACATCATTGATGGTATGTAAGCGAAGTTATCTAAAGTTTGTTGATATTTCCTTACTCCCCATTTGTGCAATAAAACTAATCCCAGAGGGATGCCGTTTACAAGTATTCCAATGAGCCAATACGGAATATCACTTCCAATAATTAGCCGTGGAAGTAATAGAAAGACAATAAAACATAACCCGACGAATAAATCACGGAATGTAACAAAGGACATAAAAAGAATGAGTAAATTGAAAAGTAGATTGCTCATTATTGCACAAATCTGGCGAGAGGATAGCGAGTTTCGTTACTTTACGGCGATTGCCATTCTTTTTGTGGTGGTAAGTTTTTTTTAATAAAAAAGCCACGAGGAGATTTCGTGGCTAATTCATTAAGGAATATACAGATGAATAAATTATTAACGATTACGAAAGAAAACGCAAGTACTTTGACAATGAGTAGTCGGGAAATTGCGGAGTTGTGCGAGAAGCGTCACGATAACGTATTGAAATTAGTACGTGAATTGATTGAAAGGGGTCTCCTAAAAAATACGACACCCCATTCCTACATTCATCCGCAGAATAATCAACGTTATTTTGAATTTTTTTCAGATAAGCGAGACACCCTTGTAATTGTCGCTCGCTTATCGCCTGAATTTACCGCCGCTGTAGTCGATCGCTGGCAAGCGTTGGAAAATCAACAAAAACCAAACGCACTTATTCCGCAATCTTTTTCTGAGGCATTGATGTTAGCCGCTCAGTTGCAAGCAGAAAAAGAGCGCAATGCACCTAAAGTCGCTTTTGTCGATCACTATGTGGAAGTGGGGACGAGTAAATCATTTCGTGAGACGGCGAAGATTTTGAAAATACCTGAGCGTGCATTGGTCAATCGCTTGGTGGAAGATAAATATTTGTATCGTCAATCAGGCGTGCTTTTGCCTTATCAATCGGCTCACACGAAAGATCTTTTTACGGTTAAAACAGGCACCGCTGAACACGGTCACAATTACACTCAGACGCGCGTAACAAGCAAAGGCATTGAATTTATCGCGTCACG